GTGCCGCTGTAGGCGGTGGCACCGTCGAGCGGGATGTCGAGCGACAGCGTGGACAGGATGCCATCAAAGAGGATGTAACCCTGATTGTTGCCCAGCGTGACGCGCCAGGTGCGAGACTTGCCGTCCGCCTGCGCGGCCAGAAGTTCGATGTAGCCCGGATCAGTGATATCGACGTATCCGCCGATGTCGATCGTGCCTGCTTCAACCACCTGAGAAGGAATGCTGGCGGTCGGGTCACAGAACGTTGCCACGCTGACCGTGCTGGCCTCGCCGGGGTTGAACGTGATGCTCGACAGACACAGGCAGAGCATGTTCGCGGCGTTGGGATACGCATTGATGGACGGCGTTGCCGCCAGCGTGCCCGTGTCGGTCGTAGTGTCGGACCCGGCAAGCGTAAACGTCTTGGCCGTGGCATCGATGGAACCGATGACCCAGGACTTGCCGTCGAGCGACGAGATGCCGGTGGCACCCGTGGCTCCGGTGGCCGGGAACGACACGAGGTCACCGACAGAAAGCCCGGTGACGGCGGCAACGGTCACAACGGCGGGCTTGGCCTTCGTGATCGAGGTCGGGGTGAGCGCGGTAGCGGTAAAAGCACCTTTCAGGACGCAAACCTTGGTCCCTTTTGTGCTGGAGGCGGTGGCAGTCATCTCTTTACTCCTAGAGGACTTCGGTTGGGCACACTTTTGTCTTGGCTTTCGCCATCTTTACAAATGCCTCTGCAATCAGCAATGCATTTGCATCATCCGTGTCGCTGCTTTTCAAAGCGTTGAGACGGAATAGAATGAACCGAGAGTTTTCAGGCGTATAACCTTTCGCGGGGTCTATACGGTCAATAGATGGGCTAAATGGATTTGTCTTCCCATTGCGGCAAATGAAGTCAATTCCGGTAAGGGCACATTTCCCAGTCCATGTTTCCTTAGCCCACTCAAGAGTGAGAGTATGTTCTATCCCACGCTTTTGAGCCCTAACTTTCGAAGCAGCAATCAGTCTTGAATATGGATTGCGATCATTCCACTTCTTTGACGTCTCTGCTTTACGTTCTTTATTATTTTCCCACCAAATCCTACTGGTTACGGCATATCGCTCTTTGTTCTGCTCATGCCATTTTCTGATTCGTTCTTTGCACTTGTCTTTATTTCGCTGATAGTATGATTTTTGCGCGGCATACCTGTCACTTGTGCCAGGCTTTGCACGCTCCTTTTTGATTTCTTTTGCAGCTTCCATCACAGCGACAGCCTATAATTTACGCTAACTGACATTCGATAATCCTTATCCGCTGAACCGAGGCTATCCTCGTCAACGGGGTCGTAGTTGATCAGCGCGAGCTTGGGATCAAGGTTTGCGAACAGCACCGGAATCACGGCCTCGACCGCGTTGATGCACGCGGTGTCGCCAGTGCCCGGCAGCGCGAAGAACACCACGCTGATGAAACCGTTCTCAATGAAGTCGGGCTTGCAGAACGTGCCCTCGTGGCTCTCGCTGACGAAAGCCACCGTGAACCACACGGGGTCGGTCGGGTTCACGCTCACGTTCACCGTGTCGTGGAACGGGATGCCGGTGGACGCGGCTGCTGCAGCGCACCACTGACGAACCTTGTTGCGGACGTAGGAAGAGGACATCAGCGGCTCCCCCGGATATAGATCTTCCAGCCGATCACCGTGCCGTTCAGCAGGACCGGATGCACGGCATCGGCGGTAAAGCGTTCCCCGTTCACCGTGAACGTGTCGAATTTCTCGGGCGGCGTGGTCATGTCAATGGCGCGGATCGTCAGGATCTTGGCGTCGATGCCAAAGGCGTTGACGATCTCGACATCCTTGGGTCCGGCTGTCTTCAGGCCAACATTGATGGCTGCGGTGCCGTGCGGCGGCTTGGCTTGGGTCCACGTTGAGGGGACCCCTAGCAGGCTTACCACCTGTTCAAAGCTACCCTTAACCTTGCTGAAATCGCCAGCGCCTAGCATGTCTCCCTCCGGTAGGTCTGGAGGATCGAGAAATACGGCCCATAGATTGCCGCATCACCCGAACCGCCTGATGCATTTGCATTACCAGAGTTCGAAGCGAAACGCACGGTCCCAACGTCGGAAACCGTGATGGATTCAATTGTCCCGGCTGCCACGGTCGTTCCGCCGCCCGACAGCGTGGGCCAGAGGGTATCGAAGACGCCCCAAAGCGCCAGTTCCAGATCAGCCGGGAGAACCTGATAGCCGCCGGCATAGTCGATCGATGCCGTCTCAATGTAGGTGGCCCCGTGCAATTCGATGGCGCCCAGCCGATTATGAACGTGATACGTGGACGGGATTCCTGTGCTGCTCGGCAGGACCGCGACGATCGGATACCGCGGCAGAAACATCATGTGGCCGTGAAAATCGTAGAATTTCACCGTCTCGGCGGCGTACATGAACTTGCGGTCGCAATAGCGTTCCGCCACCGCGATGGCCGTGTTCAGGGTCAACGTGACCAAGGTATCCTGGGCGATCGTCGTCAGGGCGAGGCGGGTTTTCGCGGTTGCGAGGTCGAACATTATTGCACCTTCGGTTCAACGGGCCAAACGGGATAAAGGAGGTTTTCCGTTTTCTCTGGCAGATCGCGCAACTGTTGGCGATAGGCGGCATAGGTCTTACGTTGAGCCTGCGTCAATGGCGCATCCGCCATCTGCGTCCAGTCCGATTCCGCGAGACGCTTGGTGCGCTCGTTGCGGAGGTTTTGCAGCGCATCAGCCTTGGCCTGCGTGACCTCGGTGACAGACAGCTGCTCGACCACCCAGGTCTGCGTCCAGGCATCGCCGGACCGCGCGGGCTGACCCTCGACCACGCGCTGCGTCAGCGGGTCGTAGTCAGGCTCGACTGCGTCTACCACGGGGAACACCATCCACTCGGCGAGTTGCGCGTCCGTGGGAATCGCCGGAAACGAGACGTTCGGGTTATCGCGGCGAAGTTGATCAACGCTAAAAGGATAAACCTTGATGTTTGGGCCGTCTGTTAGGGCGTAATTCATTCCAATTTCCTTCGGTCAGAAGCATGGCTTTTGTCAAAACCGATGACAAGTTAATCGGGTATCGGACATGCCCCCCATGTAGGTCGACGCGCAACTGTGAAGTTAACATGAGTATTGGTTGCAAAATTTGTTGGCAAAGTGTGCGCTGCGTTGGCGCACCAAGATGATATGTCTCCAGCAAACGAAGTCGCATTTTGAAACATGCTTACCAAGTGAACAGATGTAATGCCCCCGATGCGCCATCCGCCAGCCACTGTTCTCTGCATAAGGGTATGCACAATGCCTGATGCTTGTCCGCAATTGAACGCTGAAGCATTCAGGAACATATTGCTCATGTTTGTTACTGCGGAGGTGTTCCATCTGCTGATGTCTTGATTGAAATTCACAGCAAATCTGAACATGCTGTCCATCAAAGTAACAGCCGATGTCACCCAATTTCCAATGGGCTGATTGAAAGATGTCGCTGCAGAGAACATCGAAGTCATATTCGTAACAGCGGCGGTGTTCCATGTGCCAATTGGTTGATTAAACGCCGAGGCAGATAAGAACATGGAACTCATGTTTGTAACGGACGCAGTATTCCAGGCGCTGATGTCCTGATTGAACACTGTCGCATTACCAAACATGGATGACATGTTTGCCACCAAAGACGTGTTCCATGCACCGATCGGCTGATTAAACAAAGAAGCGCCCAAAAACATGTTGCTCATATTTGTAACAAGCGCAGTATTCCAGGAACTGATGTCCTGATTGAAGTGTTTTGCAGCATTGAACATATTGAACATGCTGTTAACAGAAGAAGTGTTCCAACCTCCTATTGGCTTGTCAAATGCCGATGCACCAGCAAACATACTGGAAGTAGTTGTTACGGAGGATGTATTCCAAGAACCAATTGGTTGATTGAATGAAGTTGCGTTTCTGAACATCGCACCCATGTTTGACACAGATGACACGTTCCATGAATTAATTGGTTTATTGAATGCGGATGCGCCAAAGAACATGTTGCTCATGTTCGTTACGGATGAAGTGAGCCAAGAGCCAATATCCTGGTTAAACATTGTTGCTCCGCTGAACATGGAACTCATGTTTGTAACGGACGCAGTATTCCAGGCTCCTATAGGTTGATTAAATGCCACCGCGCCATTAAAGGCGTTAATCATCGATTTTACAGAAGACACATCCCATAGACTTATATCAGGATCGTTGAATGTGGCGTTTCCCATGAACGCCGCAGACATGGTTGTTATCGGACTTCTTGTGTAAATTCCCTTATTCGGAACAAAAATATATCCAGGCGTTGATCTGATTGCAGATGTAGCATTCGTCGGATCGGTCGCGCTGTTCCGAAGCGGATAATAAAACCACTTTTCGCCAATTAGCGTTTCATGCAGCATCAAGCTCACTTGATGTCGCTCCCAAAAATGTTGCCGCGCCACGTCGCGCCGCCATCGTGCGTCACGAACACGAGAACGTCTGTACCCGCAGCTGTAAGCGTTGGCGCTATGCCGCCCGGCCATTTCACAGATGCAGGCCACGTCTGCGCCCCGCTGCCGCCGTTCGTCAGGTGTAGAACAACCGTCACGCCACGCGATGCGGGAACATTGGTGAAAGACCAACCGGTTGCGCCCGCAACCGTTGCCGTAAACATCTGGGAAACAGCAAGATCCATAGCGCCAGTGGTCGTTGCGACGTTGTGCGCTGAGACCCCGTTCACATCGATTTCAGCAAGCGGCAAAGCAACTCCGACCCCGACGCGCCCTGTCGCTCGGTGGATGCCGTTGGCGTTTACCAACCACTGCGCGGCGGTGTCCAGCAACTCGCGCCACTGGACGCCGTCGTTGGCATAGAGCGATGCGTCATCGGTCGCTGCCGTCCCAGCTTTCCACAGGGCCAGCTCGCCAGCCGTACCGGCAGCCGGGGGAGCCTTGGTCCCCCCGATCCGCCGCAGTATCTGCATCACGCTCGCCATAAGTCCTACCCTTTTCCCCAGAACCAAGTGCCATCAGCACGTTGAATCCTGCGCCGATTGGAAGCTGTAGCCGACATGCGCTTCTTAGTCTCCGGGGTCTTCATACGTTTCCCCAACTCTGCAAGTTGCGCTTTCTTCGCGGCCTTCTGTTCATCTGTCGCAGTATCCCAGAAAGAGCCACCACGACCCTTTCGAGCCATGTCCTTCATGTTGTCATCGTTCGTCCCAAGCCAAAGATGGGCTGGGTTAATGCAACGGCGATTGTCACAAGCATGAAGAACGAAAAGTCCATTCGGGATCGCTCCGTTGGACTCTTCCCACGCAACCCGATGTGCTAGTTTGGATGATCTGTTAACGCCAATGGTTCCATAACCAGACTGATTGATCGAACCATCCCACTCCCAGCAACCGTTTTCGACTTTCGTGCATCGGCTCCACAGTTTCTGATCAATGGTCTTAGCAAAGCGTTCCCTAGTCCTCTCAGACTTGAGACAACCACATGACTGAGACATTCCTGTAGCCAAAGAAGATTTGGAAACTTCTGAAGCGGTGCCACAGGAACAGAGAACAGCAACCGTTCTTGGATTGCTAATCTCTGCAGTGACTGTCCACCTGTTAAACACTTTTCCGATCCATTCCTTTTTTGCAGGCATCTAGTATCTCCGTGTCGACAACATTGTCATCGACACGGTATATACTAATATGTCCCCATGTCCAGCACCACGTTGTCGATCGTGCCGCCCTTGCCGTTGAGGATGGTCGTGCCGGCAAGTGCATTGGCCGCACCGCTCCACACGA